CCCTTTATGATGTGCCTTTAGAGGATTTGTTAGAAGTGACCAAAAGTATTTTTAATCGTTATAGGGACAATCAATTTGATTTTTGTACCATTATTAACGGCAAGAATGGTCGTTGTTCAGAGGACTGTAAGTATTGCGCCCAGTCTGCACATTTTTCGTGTGAAATTCAGGCCTATGACTTATTAGATGAAAAAATTGTATTAGATGATGCTAAGACCATAGAAGAAAAAGGCATTAAAAAATATTCCATTGTTACATCGGGTAAAGTGGCTACAGAAGCAGAAGTGAAGCAATTAACTAAGATTTACAAACGACTAAGTGATGAAACCGGCCTTTATCTCTGTGCATCCCATGGTCTATTAGACTATGATGCCTTAAAGAGACTAAAAGAGGCTGGCGTAAAGCGTATTCACAATAACTTAGAAACATCCAGAAACTATTTCGAAGACATCTGTACAACCCACACTTATGATGACAAGATACAGACCATAAAAGATGCCCAGGCCCTTGGGTTTGAAGTGTGTTCGGGTGGTATTATCGGTATGGGTGAATCAAGAGAGGACCGTATAGACTTAGCCTTTGAACTAAAAGACTTAGAGATTAGCTCTGTCCCTCTTAACTTACTAAATCCTATAGAGGGGACACCAATAGCCCATTTACCAGCCATCAGTGAAGAGGAATTTATCAGAAGCTGTGCTATCTTCCGACTGATAATGCCTAAGGCAGTTATACGCCTAGCAGGTGGACGTGGCCTACTGTCGGATAAGGGGAAAAAAGTTTTTGAAACATGTATAAATGGAGCTATTACAGGAGAACTACTGACCACTTCTGGTAATGATACCATCACTGATATGACCATGATAAAGGAGTTAAACTATGAATTTTAAAGTAAGAGATATGACGATGATTGCAGTGAGTGTGGCTTTAATCGCTATTGGTGCCTTTATAAAAATACCTTCCCCTGTGGCAGGCTATTTTACACTACAGCTACCCTTTGTCATTATGATTTCTATGATTTTAGGAGCCAAAAGAGGGGCCATGGCAGCATTTGTTTATATGATCGGTGGTCTTATGGGGATTCCATGGTTTGCTGCTGGTGGCGGTTTTATGTATATTGTTAAACCTACCTTTGGTTTTATTATGTCATTTGTTATGGCAGCCTATATTGCGGGGATGGGCAGTGACCGTTATAAAAGGAACGAAAAGGGCCTTTATATCTATAGTATGATGGCCTCTATTATCGTTTGGGTTTACGGCATGTTACACTATACCTTCGTTTTACAAGTGACGACAGGTACAGAATTAACCTACTATGCAGCATTAATCGGTATCTTATCACCTGACTTTTATACGGATATTGTTTTAACCATTATCTTTACTGGACTTGGTCAACGTATTAGAAAGGGAGTGGCAAGCTTATGATTTGGTACCCATATACGCAAATGAAGAAAATGAAAACACCTTGGACGATTGTTGATGCAGAAGGTGTCTACATAAAAACAGAAGATAAGGCTTTGATTGATTCCATTTCTTCTTGGTGGTGTATGATTCACGGATATAAACATCCAGACTTAAACCATGCTATAAAATCACAGGTTGATCAGTTTGCCCATGTGATGTTAGGTGGTCTCAACCATGAACCAGTAAAAAAATTATCAGATAAACTTGTAGAGATTTTACCGGGTGATCTTAACCACTGCTTCTTTTCTGACTCAGGCAGTGTAGGGGTAGAAGTGGCTGTTAAGATGGGGATTCAGTACTATCACAACCTAGGAAAAAAAGAAAAAACCAAGGTCTTAGCCCTAAAAGAGGCCTATCATGGTGACTGTAGCTTCGAATTTTTTTTTGCAAATTTTCGCACGTTAATTGGCAAAAATATTATTTTTAATAAGCTACTCTGATTGAGTAGCTTATTTCTATTCATCTAACAATGTATATTTTCTATTCTTCGAAATACCCGAACATCCTTTACTGTATAAATAAGCTAATTCTTCCTGTTCGGTCATGTCTGTTGACATATCTGAAAAAACAATTACATTATCATTTGCAAGTTGTGTTAAATTTGCATTCATTAAGCCTTCATTTTCCTTTTTATACACATCATAATTAAAACTTTCAATAAGTACATTCGCATCTGATACCGAGTTATATTCTTGAGTCACTACATTTTCAATATTTGCAGCTTCCCACACCTCTAAATTCTTTACTACGAATAATGTGATAGGTATACCATTATTGTCTTCTTCATTTATCTGAAATACTGTATCAATCCCTAATGTCTCAAACCAATTTGAACGTGCTAATTGTCCACCAATTTCGTCTTTCAATATCCCATCTATTCTCTTAACTAACATATTTCCTCCTTATTTCTTAATTCCACCAATATCTCTAACGCTACTGCCTGGTGCCCATGCTGTATTAATCGAAGCAAAAGTATCAGGATTAATTTCTAAAACTTTATTATTCTGTGCATCTGTACTGTAAAGCCTTTCGTTCAGACCACCTATACCTCGTGTTGTATGCCCAGTTTGAATAGATGAACCTATTTGTACAAGAGTATCAGGGTTAATTTCTCTATAAACTGCATTAACATCAACTTGATACAACCTATCACTTATGCCACCAATACCATATGGATTATTCCACGGTGGATTTAATTGATTTAATACTACAAGAGTATCAGGATTTAGTTCATAGATTCTATCAATCGTATAAGCTCCACCATATAGTCTGTTTTGCAGCCCACCAACCCCTGAAACGTTTCCGCCTGAACCAAGCCATGACAGTACACTGTTGATTGTAACCAATGTATCTAGATTATGCTCGTATTGCATACCAGTAGAAGTTGCTAACGAATAAATTCGACCTTCAATCCCTCCAGTGCCATAGGGATAAGTAGTTGGCGATGAAGCAGAGTTTATAACGACAAGTGTGTCAGGATTTAGTTCATAAAGAGTATCTTTATCCTGATCTCCAAGATATAATCTTTCTGCACCAAAACTATAAACATCCCAAGCTGATCCATTCCATACTTCATAACCACTAACTTCTATCCAAGCAGCACCATTCCAGACTTCCATACCTGTAGCTTCAACCCAAGTTGAACCATTCCAAACTTCCATATAACCACCACTTTCTACGTCAAAACATTAATATGACCAACTTTCATACCTGAAGATGGTCTGCTATTTATTGTTACTAATGGTATCGAATTTGCTTTATTTAGTGCCTCAACACCTTTATTATATGCTGTTCTTGCAGCAGCTGATGTTGCAAGTGTCGATGTTGATGTACTCGAAACACTATCAGATTTATTGAGATTAAAGCCACTTTTTTTTGTAAATGCTGGTTCTTTACCATTTGCAACTCCTAACGCCTCAACCCCCTTATCATAAGCAACCTTAGCAGCCTTTGAAGTTGCAAGGGTAGTAGAAGAGGTGCTTGTCACACTATCTGACTTATTAAGGTTAAAGCCAGTATTTTTTGAGAATGCTGGTTCTTTTCCATTAGCACTTACTTGAGCAGCATTTGCAACTCCCAACGCTTCAACGCCCTTATCATAAGCAACCTTAGCAGCCTTTGAAGTTGCGAGAATAACTGAAGAAGTACTTGCCACACTATCTGATTTATCAAGGTTAAAACCACTATTTTTGCTGAACACTGGCTCATAAGTTCCACTATGGTTATGGCCTATTGCTGCATACATTGCATTATGATCATGAACAATCGGTGAGTATATACCCTCATGTGTATGTCCAATTGCGGCATATTTATCAGCCAACCACAAGCTCAATGCCACGACTGCTGCATGTGCTTCACTTATACCATTTTCAATGTACATCATTCGTATTTCATTATATGGTGTACCTTCTTGTAAAAGTCCACCGTCAGGATCTACAAGTTCATCTTTCCAAATCTGTTTTATATACTCTGTATCAAACTTTGGTATCTCTGACATCAGTTTTCCTCCCTAATCGTGTAACTGAATTTCACAAGGAAACCTTTAGAACTGTGTTTCTCTATTGTGTCCACTTTCAAGGCTAGTGGGTTGCCTTTCTTTGATATGAGTCTAAAGTTAGTGAATTGTCCAGTGTTCTCACCTTGGATATAAAGGTAAAAGGCTATCTTTTCACCTTCAACAGTACTTTTATAGATGTCAGCATTTTGAGCAACGCTATCTTTTTCGTATGATCCATGACTGATGAGGTCAACGAACATTTCCCTAATTTCATTCATACCAGCTTCTGGTATTGTCTTCATAGTGACCTCCTAACTTTTACGAGGTGGGTAAGTACCACAAATGAGCTTACCGCACACTGGATAGTTTACTTGAATAACCTCAACCTTTGGATTGAGTGTCACATCTGCCTCGGTCTTTATACCGTAATTAGGCATTGAGCTTGCTAGTTTAACGTTCATGACCTCGTTGTCGATTACGTCAATATCATTGATCAGACTAGGCTTATCGCTGTTAAGGAAAACTATGAACTCTGCCCACCTATCAGGATCGATGGTGTAAAAGGGTACTACTTCTGATTTCTCATAGCCTAATGAACTTAGAGCATACAGAATACCTTCATTAGAGCCAGCCTTCTCAGCAATAATCTTCTTTAGCATAAGACGCTTCCGATAATAATCGTCATGCTCATTATCAAATCGTGGCATTTTCCTATCAATACCATGCCAATCTAAAACGATACCTTTCGCACTAATCAAGTTGCCCATCTCTCTAACCCTGAAGATATTCTCCTTAGAATCATCGAACAACTTACCAACTACTTTAAAGAAGATATATAACTGATTTTCTTCCTTTTTCACTTTCTTTAAGGGTGCATGCAGTAGGTAATACATGTAGTCACCGAAGTTCTTTATCGTTGCCATACTAATCCACCTTTACAATTGTGATGGTGACTGTACCAATAACTACGACTTGGTCTATCGGTAGTACAACATCAGCTGTTGGCGTTGTAAACTCTGCCTTTTTCATGTTCGGGATTTCTTTCTTCAGGTTGTAGCCTAAGTCGAATAAGATAAGCTCATTGAGCTTACGAGTCTGTGTGAGTAGCATTGAATCTCTGATAACTTTTTCAGCCATGGCTTCAAGAGCAGGATCACCGCCCTCGATGACGAAGGTCTTTGGCACTGTGATAGTGCATGCAATGTTTTGTGTTTGCACTGTAGCCGACTTGACCAGCAGATTGTCATAGGGTGCTTTGATTGCTTCGACTGCTGCAAGTACATCAGCAATGAGGCTTTCAGTGGCTGTCCCTTGGGTTGATGTGATGATAATATCTACTGAGCCTTGGCCTCTTGGGTGTAGGTCATTGACTGTCGCCATGAGTACACCTTGGACACCTTCAGCGACATTCTTGTACTTATCACGGATCGGTAAGTCTCCAACTTCAGCCCATGAGTTATTCACTCGATTCCTGAAGCTCTCTTGCTCTTCCTCGTCACTACCTTCACGAGTGATCCAGTCAGCTGTGTTGGTGATTGTGAGTCCACCTTCAAGATGGGTGAGTGACTTAATAATTGAGCCTTCAGGAAGGTTATAAGCTGCACCTGCCATCTCTGCCATAACTGGCACTTTGATTGTGGTCATGCTTTCAGTGAGGACGGTAGTCTTCTGGACGATGAAGCGATACTCTTTGCCATCGGCATCAACCTTTGTTTTAAAGATATGACCGAGCGGTATAGTAATCGCTGATCCAGCGGATGGTCTTGAGAGGGTAACATCACCTTGGGTCTGTAGAGCATCTTTGATACGCTTGGAATAATCAGTGGCCTTAAACTTAAGCCATGGGCCATCAGCACTAAAGATGAATAAGCCTGATATGACCGTCCGAAGCAACTTCACAATATCAATGTATATGGTGAGGCATATCATCAGAAGCGTGTAGAACACACCGCCTTTGGTCATATTGGTTATCTTAAAACCTTCAGCTTTCAGCTCTTCAATTTTCTCATCGAGTAGGTCTTCTTTATCAGGAATCGGCATAACCTCATCCAGTAACTTTTCATCCATCATAGGATAATCACCTCGTTTACATCTTTATCTAGGGCCAACTGAAGAAGTATATCTTCATCCTCAAAGTCCACTAGATTACACTTAACATTCAAATTGAACTGTTCCTTGAAATAGTTCACTGTGACCTCTATTGAATCTACAATGACATTCTCTCGCTCTGAAAGTTCACTTATGACACGTTGACGAATGGCTAACCTTATCATTTCAGAGTTCTCTACATGGATGTATTCGCCTAAGTTCCAACCGTAGTCTAAGTCATAGAAAAGGTCACCTTTTTGAGTAACCGCTTCACAGCAAATATCCTGATAGAAGAGTTCAACACCGCTCACTGTTACTGCATCCCCTGAAGCGTCAGGCTCAACAAATCCATTTATAAGCTTAATATCAACACTATTCAAATCCATATCAATCCACCTTTCCTATGATATAAACCATGCTCGGCTTACCGTAGAGTAGAGTGATCACAAGTACGTCATTAACTTGATACTCATTAGCTGATTTTACTGAAGGTATTTCAGGAAACCGCTCATCAATTTCTAGCCCTGGTGTCAATATTCTGATGTCATACCTTTTGCTTGGAACATCAGCATACATGACACTTGCCAGCATAAAAGCAGGATACTTCACATGAGGATAATGGGTTTCCAGTACCTCGATAGCTTTACCTTCAATCATTGTTTCCATCATGTCACTCACTCCTAAAATACAGTTTTGTTCTTGCGCCTTTATCGTTCATCACCGTTACAACCTTTTTGACTTCGAAATCCCCCTCTAGATCAGGATGCTTAACCGCTATGGTCTGAGAGTGTCTAATCGGCATAAGGATTGTCTCAAGCTCCCAAAGGCCATCGTCATAAAAAAGGTTGATGATGTTATCTCCATATTCAAATTCGTAATAGCTCTTGCTATCGTCTTCATAGGTTCCCCAGTAGAAGGTATCTTTATAGAAGAAAGCTGGTTCCTTGATGCCCCATAGCTCATGGACTATGCCTACAACATCAAGGAACGGACTTTCAGCAATGACAACCACTTCTTTCTGAGGGTATGCTTTTGAGGATAAGTGATACTTTTCAATGCCAGCTTGTTTCAAGCTATACTCAATGACTTCTTGGGGCACTACCGAGAGAAACGTCTCAGTAATTGTCACGTCATCGAGTAGGATCATGTCATCTTTGAACATCACTTCTTCCTGATCGGGAATGGTTACGTTGCCAGTGAAAATGTCTTCAAGCTCACCGTCATAACCAGCCTCAATATATACTTTGTCATGCTCCTGTATAACTAACTCATCACGCAGGGCCTTAAGAAATCGTAGCTGTCCATAATCATATGGTGCATCTTGAGACGATACAATCTCCATTTGAAAGCCCTGTGTTAGTTCATAGTTGCCTATCGTGGCGACTATCTCAGGATATACTAAAGTTGCCATAAGAATCCCCCTAATATGGTACGTCACTTTGTCTGTGGCTATAAGCAAGATAACTGGCATCATCGACAGCAGGTGTCTTGTTTGTCTTATAAACCACGGGTGCTGCACCCCTAGAAGAGAGGTAAGCTCTGTACTTATCATCAAGGCTCACATCCGTCTTGGTCGCTGTTGGTTTCGGTTTGGTGTTGGTGCTTTTCTTCTTCACAGTCACCTTAATGGGAACATGCTCCCAAAACTCTAGGGTTGCAGTTAATATGTCTTTGCCCGAGTTTTCAGTTGTGGTGTAATCCTTAAAGATTACCTTAGTGATGCCACGTGCATTCACATGTTCATTCACAACAGGTAAGACATCGGGCTTGGTTTGGTTCGTGCGTCTGAAGATATCCTGAATGACCTTCAGTTTGTCATAGACGCTATGTGTATCATCAGGCAAAAGATTAAGCTGAAGATAAATCTTACTGTCTTGGTAGCCAGTGGCTTGCTTCGGCTTGGCACCTTTTCCTTTGATATCTACTTCATCCACTTGGGCGCTGCCTTTTACTTCGATGTTCTTAAAAAGACCGGGGAGGGTCACGCCCATGAGCTGCATCAAATTGTCATCTATAACTAGCATTTCATTCCCTCCCTAATAAGATGGTTTTGGTTCTTTAGGTTTGCGCTTGGAGTTGTTCCATTCTTGGATTTCCTTCGCTAATCTAATCACTTTAGGTATTTCCTCAATGTCATTAAGATCAACATCCAATTTAATGTGATAATGTTCTTCGACAGGGGCATTACCTGAAACTGTTTCAGTCTTTTCCTTACTTGAATCTGTGAAGATTTCCTTAACAGAGATTGACTTGGCCTTTCTGTCTGGAACTGAGAAGTCATGTTCTTTAGCTTCGGTATCCATAGCAGCGAAGGCTTCATCTGTTACCTGAGCTGGAAGGTGTTTCGTGAGGTTCATACCAGTAGTAATTGTCTCAAAGACCCTCTTCCCCGATAAGGTGAGGGTAGAGAGGGGGCCTTCCTTAGCATCTGAAAACGGCAGCATCTTTCGAATCTTGGCGAGTCCACCTTTGACTGCATCCACTGGGACTGATAGCTTCTGCTTAATCCCTTCACCAAGGGTGGTCATAATCTTCTGTCCTGACTTCAGGACGTTTGGTATGAACTCCTTAGTAAAGTCGTTGTAACCAGTTTTAACGCCATTCCACATATCCTTAAAGAAGGTCGTAATCGATCCCCAGTTCTTGATGATCTTAAGCGGTATCCCGATGAACGGGAATATAACTGCTAGAAGGTTAATGAAACCTTCAGGCATTGCGTCAACCTTTTCCTTGACCCAAACCATGGCACTTGCTGCACCATTCATGGCTGAGTTGAAAACACCTGACACAAAAGCCGTAACAGTATCCCAATGTTTCCACAAGAGATACAAGGCACCAATGAGTAGCATGACACCTATCACATACCACGTTATCGGGTTGGCTAGGAGAGCCGTGGTAAATGACCACACGGATGATATCACTGGCATGAGCGCCCTACCGAAGAGTTTCAAGTAGTCCATGGCATACATGCCTGCTATTCGGAAGGTGTCGAAGGCTCCTTTGCCCATCACTGCAAGATTTCTAAAAGTGCCTATACTTTTAAATATTACAGCACCAGTTGCACCAAATAGTAATTGCGTTGCACCTAGTGTTGTAAGCAATACACCTAAGACTGCTACAAATAACATAACATTTGTCACTAGGGTTTCATGATTACCAATCCAAGTACTGACCGTATCAGTTACCTGACCACCTTTATCAAGCAATGAGTTGAAACTTGGCAGTAGTCCATTACCAATCTGCTCAGTAACGTTGTGCATTTTCTGTTTCATGGTTTCCCAACGTTCACCTTCAGCTGTATTGATAGGCTGAGCCATAGTCGTTGGTATCTCAATCCCTTGTCCCATGGAATCATAGAGACTTAAGATATTGGTCTGAAGCATGTCTGTTTTACCATAGAGTAAGTCAATGGCAGCAACAGCTTCTTCAGTTCCAAAGGCCTTTTGCATTTCCATCTTTTCAACTGCGTCAATGGTTTCGCCATACTTTCCTCTAAGTTCCATGAGGATTTCAGGCATCGACCTTAGTTGATTGTTGGCATCGATAAAGGATAGCCCTAACTCGTCACCTGCTTTTGCTGCACTCTTCAGGAATGCCCTGTACTTCGTACCAGCCTCCGAACCACTCATACTTTGACCGAGCATACCAAGGATGGTCATTTGCTCTTCGAGCGGGACATTGGCGTTGGTGGCGGCTTTTCCTAAAGTCTGAATAGAGGCGCTTACTTTGGTACCATCACTGAGGTATCTTTGGACAGTATCACCAATGGCAGCAGAGAACATAGAGCCGAAGTCCACATCACTCATGTCATCGTAATAGTCCTTATAAATACCATAACCAATGGCAAAGAGCTTGGTCATTTCAGCGGTTGTTGACTTAGTACCTTTGGCGGTTATACCTGCCATGGCTGTAAATTCACCAACAGCATGATCACTTAAACCTGATATACCTGATTTAATATCATATGCTGCGGTAATGAAGTCCGACTTGGATGTTCTTGACCACTCATTTGAGAAATGGACAGCTGCATCTTCAAGGGCCTGTAAGTTCTCTATACCAACTGAAGAAAGTTCACCAAGGGCACGCCTTGTATCGAATGTAGCAGCAACAGGAGCAACGGCAGCTTCAGCAATTTCCTTACCAATGAGCATGGTGGTTGTACCAGTCTTGGCTAAGTTCACGTAGCCTTGTTCGATTTCCTTAAACTTGTCAATCGTTTCATCAAGGCCAGTGTTGATATGAGCAGCTGGCCCAGACAAGTTATCCATCATGTTAACGATTACGGATAGTCTAAAGATTGATTCTAAGCTCACTGATCATCACCTCCTGATAGTGCATTTACTATCGCATTATTGAAAAGGGTTTGTTCGAGTTCTTGAAGGTATCGAGCTTTTGCCCACGCCTCAAAGAACTCGTCCATATCCATTTCGTCTACGTCTTTTCCAAGTGCCTTTAGAGGAACATAACGGTGAATTTCTAAAGTAGCCACATCTATGAAGTTACCTTTTAGTTCACCAAGAGCATCCTCTAAAGTCGTTTGAAATTTGCGGACTTAGCAAGTCCTAACATAGTCAATAGTTTTTCACCAACGTTCAGTGCAAGTGCTGGATATTCTTCAATTAACTCTGTTAAACCCTTACGTTGCTCTTCAACTACGTTATCTAAGACAAAGTCATTCATAGCCGAAAGTGAGTCTTTTGATGCATTCTTAATGTAGCGGTTGAAACTTGGCTTCATTGGCTTAACGAAATAGAGTTTCACATCAACTTGCTCGTCATCGTCTTCAGGCGCAATACTTGTAACGACTCTGTAGATACGACCATACTTCTCTTTTAAAGCTTCATGTGAGACACCTTCAACAGATGCCAATACTACAGGTAGCAATACCTCATTTTCTTTTGCGATTTCACTCATAGTGAAAACCTCCTTGTTATTTGTCATTTATCTTGCGTATTTCTTACACTGGTTCTAAGCCATCACGAATGATTTTGCCGTAGACGATACAATCGATATCGACCTTTAGGCTCTTATCACCTTGAGCTGCTTTGTCATCAATTTTACTGATGCCGATATTTTCAATGACATCCATCTTGGTTCTCTCGCCATCATTGGCATAAGACACTGTAATCTTAGGGATTTCCAATTTATACAGTGGGATGTTCTTCTTCTTGCAGTAAGCCACAAGATCATCAAAGTCATCCTTTAACATAGACATCTTGGTTGTTGCTTTATAGTTACCAGTACCATAGCCTCTAGGCATTGCGCCTTTACCATAGCTCGCTTCTTTTTCCATTTCATCACCGTAGCTGATGTCTTGGATTTGAAGTGTGAGCCCTGGTATTTTAGCTGTGACACTATTCCAGTCATAATTCTTACCGTTAATCACTTGTTACACCTCCTAGGCCAGTGGGTTTGTCATACCAACATCAAGGGTGATTGCTCTCGCTTGACCGATTGGTACGAATCGAATTACAAAAGTAAGTTGCTCTGTTGCCAGTACGTCTTGTCCTTCAGGAACAGTCACCGTTACTGAAGAAATTTCTTTCTGCTTCACCATCTGATCAGCTGGTGATTGAATGAATGCTGCCATTGACATGAAACTGCCATTAGGATCATTCATATCGATGTCATCTTTTAAGAGCATAAGAGCCTCTGTACGGCATACTCTAATCAGCTTATTGGCAACTCTTACACGCTCAGCATACTTGTAGTCGCTGGTGTCAGGTGCCATAGTGCGTGCGCTAGTGACGTAGTAGCCCTCAATACCTTGGTATTGTCTGAAGGTAATATAACCGGCTGCATCTAAATCCTTGATGTAATCTTCAATCCCTTCAGGCAGTAGCTTAAGCACACCACTGATTGGATATTCTCTTACTTTACCAATGGATTCCTGAACGCTTGCCCTAGAGTAAAGCCCTGCAATGATAGAAGCACCATTCACATTGGCAGCTCTACCATCCATCATCGTAAAGAGTGCTCTGGCTGAAGCTACTTGAATATAGAAGGAAGTGAGTCCTTTTCGTTCATCCAGTAGAGCAGTCGCATAGTCCGCTAGTGTTTCACCCTCATTGATATCTCTAAACTCAAACAAGAACCATAGAGGCATCTGATAAGTTGTAGCGAACTTTGCAGCTTCAACTTCCATAGCTGCCCATAGTGCTTTTGATGATGGGCCAACGATATGAACACCCTCAAAGTTTTGAGTCATGCTTCTCATTTTCTCAACAGCTGTCAGTACGTCTTGATTGGTCATTTGTGGCGCAGTGGTCTTAAATGTCAACTTGTCACCAGCTTTGTAAGAGTCCGCTTTGGTTGCGTTCTCTGTGAATGTTAACTTAAGACCTGTATCAGGAAAATCATAGTTTCCATCTACTGGGACAGTCACTTCGTCTGAATAACTATAACCACCATCGATAGAATACTTGAAGGCTGCTTCATTGAATCCACCGCCTACTTGGAAGAGTACTTCTACCGAATAGTTAGAATATGGTTTCCCTGATACGCTCATCGTCTCAAGACCGTCACCAGTCTTTGTGACTTCGCCAACTGTGCCATCTGTTGATGCTGCAACAGGGATGCAATAGATTTGACCTGCACCTGCTGATACACTATCCATACAAGCATCAGCAAGAGGACTTTGACCAAGTAAGGCTCTGATTTTCTTAGCGTTCATTGTGGCAGTGATTGCAATAGGGCTGGCACTTACAATAGGAGAGACACCAATTTTCACATGTGTACCACTGCCAGTACTTCCAACTGCACCAAGACCACCATCTTGAATCTGTGCATTTACATCACCATACATCTACTTAACCCCCTTACCACCAAGCGGTTGTTTAAGAAACTTCTTTACCGCTGAATCGAATTGTTTATCTGTTACTCTCTTGCCAGCCGACCAACCTTCGTTGACCTTAACACCAGCAAGTACTGTATTATCTATACCAACCTCATGAGCCATTTCCTCAATGGTCTTCATGGACGGTTCAGTTGCTTTTGTCATGTTATCCCTCCTCGATACGGATATCATTTACTTTTGTTACTTGTTCATCGATGTACATACCACCATCACACTTGATCAGCATCTGCACAGCGACTTTACTTTTTAAACGGTTGTCATCGTCTTCAGCCCATTCAACACCCTCAACAGTGAAGCCTACCCAGTTATCATCAAGAGAGAAACCTTTTGGAAGTGTTTTCATGAACTCATCAAAAGTCATGACGCATTTTTCCATGGTGTAGTCACCAATGGTCACAGATAAATAAGTTGTCCTGTTCCAGAGTTTCTTACGTTTCATCTGAACGCCATCTTTTTCAAACAGGGTAACTCGCTTGTCACGGCTCCATTCTTCCTTTTCAAAGAGTACTGCACCAATGTGGCTCTCATTTGAATTTTCGAGATGCTTCAGCACTCTATATACTTTGGACTTGATACCTGATTTCTTAAGATGGGCCTCAAGATAATCCATACACACTTTTAACACTATTCATCACCTACCGCTTGCTGTAATAGATATTCAATCTCTCGCATGTCTTCATCACTAACACCAAGATAAGGACGAGCCTTTATGGTCACAACCACTTGCTTCTTGTTGAACCATTTACCACCGATGTTAAAGCGTAAGCCCTTAGAAGTACGTGCCTTAATGACACGGTTCTTGTCACCAAGCTGAAGGGTACGACCTTGTTTCTTATTCGTACCGACAGCTGCACCACTAGAATCAGCGTATGACTTAATACTTCTTTTAAAGAGTCCAGATCTAACAAGTGTCTTGCCGTTTTCTTCTCTCGCTCTGATAGAAGGAATCCACGGTTTGCCTTCAGGATCTTCTTGTTCATCAAACCGCTGCACCGTGGATGTCTTTAATGCTTCACCAATGGCAATGTTCACACTGCGCTTGTCGAAGTTCTCTAGCTTCTTCAGTTGTCGAGTCAGTCTGCGTATATCACCACTCAGCTGAATCCCTGACATGTGATCACATTCCTCTCATGCTGTTTCTACTGAATAAACGCGGACTTGATTTCATCTGAAAACCTGTACTTGCCACTTGACTCACTGGCTTAAGTCCTAAGTCAACAACACCTTTTGCCACATTTTCAAGGTAGCGTATAGCATTCTTGTAACGAGTACTGTAGATTGACTCACGTTCTCCCTGATCTATACCGATACGAGAGAATAGGTTATACAGGGCAATGTCCTTAGAGTACTTGCTGATGTTCTCAGGTACTGTGGCAAGCGGTAGCTCATACCGCTTAGCCAAGTAACCATTTATCTCAGCGTCTGCACTTCTGATACTTTCCTCAACCAGTGGGGTAAGTTTCGTAAGCTGCTCAGCTGGATCTTCAATGTAGCCTTCACCGATGATCTGATTTCTGATATCAGGAATCAGCATTTCAATTACATTTTCAGGTGTGCTATACATTTAGATCACCTACGCTACTGTTCCATCAGAACCGTAAGCCATTTGCCAAAAACCATAACCTGAGTTACCACGAGCATCAACACCGAAAAGGAACTTCTTACCCATGAATACATTGTCATCAGTAAGAGCAGTCTTCTCAACAAACTGTGGTTTCTTTCTGTTTTGGAAGATAAGTGGCTTAAGAGGTCTTCTTGTATCAAGCAAATACCATGCATCATCAGCACCAGCTAATTGTGGTTCAACAAGTAGCTCGGCTGTATCTTTATAGATATTAGTAGAGCCATCAATTTCATCAGCCATTAGAATCTTACGTGCGATACCTTCAAGAGCAGGTGGTACAACAAGCAAGTTTGGTTTCACATTAAGTGTTTTGCCATGCTCATCTTTAAGGCCCATCATTTGCGCTCTTGCAGCACCATAAGAATCAACTGATAATTTCTTAGTACCTTTATTAGAAGTGTCCTTCTTACCAACTTTGTGTGATGTAGAGAAGAAAGGTTTGCCATCATAACACTTCTCAGTAAAGCCATCCTTTAATGCACCAAAGACAAGCTCATCAGGATATTGCTTTGCTGATTCACCCATGTCTTCAGCAACTGGCTTGTAAATGCCATATGAATCGTCTTCAATTTCATTTCTGTCTACAGAAATAGTCAACTCAAAATCCTTGTTTCTGATTGTATAATCGCCTTGTGAAAGGTTTTGAATCTGTCTGTCACCAATCCATTCTCGTAGACGAGGCATTCTACCCAGCCATGCATAAGTTTCCGCAGCTGTCATTGATGGAATTTCAGTAGCAACCTTTTGCCAGTTTGTTTCAGCCTTATCAAAGGCCTTGTTGTAATTTGTCTTTAAGCCATTTGCGACTTGTTGTACGTTGTGTCTATTTACAATCATGGGAATCCTCCTTATTTACCAATTTCTACGATTACTTGTGATCCCGAAAGACCAACAACTTTACCAGCTACAGATGCACCAGTTTCAAGAGCCGTTACTGTTTCGTCATCAAATACATAACAATCTTTCAAAAGATGCTCGATCCCAACAGGATTTGTCTCATCATTTTCAAACAAGAATACGCCACGTCTTACACGGATATTTTGAGCACCATTTGTACCGCCAGTACCCGTATTGTCGACAAACTCTTCAGCTCTACCACATGCCACTAATCCTGTGGCTTTCTTACCTGATACTGCATAACCTGCATCATGCATTACCAGTGACCCTTCAAAAATCTTTGTGTTCGCTTTGACTGGGATGTTTAATTCATCACCTTTTACTTCGATGGTGTTACGTCCATATTCCAACATCTTTATTCATCCTTTCCGTATTTCTCATAGTCTTCTTCACTAATGCCCATTTGTTTCATGACCACTGGATCAAGTTGATCAGTTTTGCTTTTCTTGTCATCTGTATCATCTATCTTGTCCATAGGGACAATTTGTGGTGCTTTGTTTACAAACAATTTGAAACCTTCAGGATCATCTTCAGCATATCCAACAGCCCACTCTTTTTGTGCAGCTGTAATCTTGCCATCTTTAAGAGCTAACTCAACAAGGTCTTCAGCATTTACTTGAGTCTGCGTGTTCTTTAAGGCCATGATCTCTGTCACTACGTCTTCAGTCTTCGCATCTTCAGTAAGCCCCAAAAGTCCAGTAATTGTCTTGTTGGCTACGATTTCAACCTTTGCATCATCGTCATCCTTTTTTGTTTGTAGCGCTTCAATAGCTGCCTTTACATCAGCTTCTGTCGCATCTTCTTTAAGTCCTAATAGTTTAATCAACACACTTAGTTCCATTTCATTTCCTCCTTTAGAGTCTTTATCATATTCATTAAGATCTACTTCATTAGAAGCCATCTTATTGACCACTTTGAACATACCGTCAACAGCTGGTGTGTTTGTGAGTGCGATTGAGTGAAGAACTAGAGCCTTTCTGTCTTTCTTTCTCACAAGCACGACTGGTGATATGTACTTGTATTCTTTGTTCTTAAGGTATTCCTTGGCCTTTTCAGTCCATTCAACATCAGCAACTAGGGCTTCATCTGTCTTATGGATAGATTTGACCCATCCAGCAGCAGGTGCTTGTACATCCCTTAAAGTTTGATGTTCATAATCAATAACAATTTCTAAACCTCTTGATTTGATTATCCTGTCCATGGACTCAAATGTTTCATCATCTACATGAAAATCACCTTCTAAACTCTTCACCTCACCAACAGGTAAGAACTTAATCTGTGAAGGTACACCATCAACTGAAGCTGAATTTGCTATCAGCATGAATCCTTTCATTCTTTCTTCACCATCCTTATTAAAAGTAAATATGCTTTTATTTGTGCGTTATCGCGCGTGATAACGTGGGTCTATTCGATTTCTAGTCCCATTATCCATATTGTTCGATTGCTGTATCTTAGAACGCAATTTTAAGCGTTTTTTGATATTTGATTCTTATATGCCTTCTGAAGTGGTTCAGGAAACTTTGAAACGTCAGGTTTAAAGGCATGCTTTGCAGGGTTGGTGCTGAAGTTCCTATCAGGATATACATTTACATGAATACCTTTGATAACTGCTGCTCTCGGTGCTTTATCAAGTACTTCAAGTCTCATCAACTTTACTTGTCTTTCACTTAAGGTGATAACACCACATCGACATTTGAATCCATTTGGCGGATACCATATGTCCCATATAGGATTGTTAAAAGCAAATACTTTTCGGTTCATGGCTCGATGGGTGAGCCGTGTATGATTATCATCTACTGCATCATAGAGCCAGTAGGGTCTTAATTTCGTAACCGCTGGATCAGTCATCTGCTTATGATGTCCTACAGAATATGCCGTCTGAATGTTTGTCCTGAAGATATTGTCTGCTTGATAATTCGTAATACCCTTGTAGCCCTTATTCTTTAGGAAATCATTCATTTCATTTCTGAAGGCGTTAATGTCTGTGCCTTCCTTAAGTCCCTTGTCCAATGCCTCATAGAACTTGTTAAGAACACCAGCCTCACTATAACGTGCTACTGTAAACGCTTGACCTCTATATTCATCTGACAAATCGTAAAACTCTTTAGAAGTCAAAATGAACTTTTCACCAAAGTATTCAATGGCTTCTTCGAAGGCGAGAGGTTCATGAAGCAGATTAAACGGCTCTTTCATTTTCCTTCATCCTTCCAAGTGCATCACCATAAACCATGACCTTTTGAAGTAAGTCTTCAAAGTCTTCAACATGCATATCCCCAAGGAGTTTTTCAACAGCTTCTTCGCTTTGAAGTATTTCATTGATTTCTTCAAGAGAGTCCACTTTGTTCACAAGCTCCATAATTGGCCTTATCATCTTGTCGAAAATATCCTCTGATAAGTCAAGGCTGACATCCGTAAGATCATCCACCTTTTTCTGATAAGAGTCATTATGTTTCATAATGGCAGCCATTTCATTTTCACCTGAAGAAGTCTTATGGGCCATCATGATCATGTTGTTTTTCAGTGCCAATTGAGATTGCTGAAGAAGTGGTGATACGATAATCTCTTCATCATCGTCTGGGACAGGTACGCCAAACTTCTTGTGCAAGTGATTCTTAGAAACAGGCAAGCCGATTTGGTTGATGAGTTTGTCATAAACTTCGGCTAATTGGTTAAGGTCTTCTTCTTCCTTACAATCAAAAGAGATTGTAGGCAAACGCCTTGTCTCACCGAAATTGAATAAGACAAGTGGTCTGATTAAATCCCTCCGAAGGGTAGAAGCTAGAGCTTTAGAATCTGCAACCGTTAAATCATGTCTTACTTCATTGTGAACCTTTCCTTGTGCATATGAGCCACCACCTGAATCCGATGTTAGGGTTTGACCCAAAATTGCCTTGCTAACTTGTGCATCACAGAAATCAGCTAAGAGCTTATAGACTTCTGAAGTTGTTGACTTGGAAGACTCAATAAACTCTATAGTTGAATTATCAGGCACCATACCAGCTGCATCAGTTCCTATCATGATGAGAGCTTGCATGAGCTGCTTCTTTTCTTCCTCTTTAGCATTAGGATTATACTTTCCTAAGCGAAGTGGCATACCGTATACTTCACAGAATGCAACCCAATCTTTCAAACTATAGTTCTTGAACAGATACATCCAAGCTGCGATTCTTAAAATACCTGCCCGAGAGGGATGACCACTCTTGGCTTTATATTTATGAATGATGAACTTGTTGTCAGGTAAAAGTCGGCCCATGGGTTCATCTTCTGTGATTATCTTGAAGTTATCATCATCGTCATATAAGAACTTCTTTTGATGCACCCAGTTGATTTCATCGATCACATGACGACCGTCTCTTGCAGTCCACATGATTTCACTAACAGCTATTCCTTTACCGATCGCATCAAGCAAATCGATAAAAACATCCTCAATGCTTTCTATTGATCTAAGCTGTTCCTCAACAAAATCTGCAATTTCTTTGTCTCTGTCATCATCAGAAAAGGCTATGATTTCAAAATCTAATCCAGTCACTGCATTCTTTCTTGTCTGAAGCTGAGAAAATAGATGCAGATCCTTTTCTTCCATTTCTTCAAACAGTTCCATTTGGCGACTGATATCACCAGTGTCTGCTTCCTTTAAAATTGATGCCAACTTCTCAGGTGTCAGACCATTTGAAGGATAGGTGGAATACTTATCTTGAATTGTTCTTGTTGCAATTTCTTCTTTCACTGGCTTAACTTTCTTGCCAATAAAGGGTATCTTCATCGTTCCACCTCCTAATACGCACCACGCCCAAAGCGTAATGCTCTTGATATTACTGATTTATACTCAACACCTGTAGTTCCTTTGATTTCAAGTGCTAATCTTACTGCCATTTCTAACGCATCGGGGCCATCATCAGGGCCTTTCGGATGATTAAGTATTTGCTCAATCAAGGTTTTGTGCTTTCGGCTGAACTTGATATACCCGTTCTTGATCAGCGGAGCGAGACTTTCAATTCTTAACTCTTTGTTTTGTCTTTGATTAATCTCTTCGATTGGCAAATGCTCGTTCGCAAGTCTACTTTTTTCTGCCAGCACATCCTTAAAGAAGTACTGGAACTGAACAGTCTCAACACCCAATATGTGAAACGGCTTCTTGAAATCTCTCTTTAACCGCTTTGACTGTTCGATGGTATCGTCTATGATTACATCAGGCTTACGCTTTTCAATGATGGCTTCACCAACATACATATAGCCAGTATTTATATCTTTCATAAGGGCTATATTGGCATTGGTATCTGACTTATCATTCTTTCCTAACGAAGGATCAAGTGAACCGACAATCACAAAACATGAATCACCAAAGTTAGGTGGCGCATCATCATAGAAATCTAACCATTCCTCACTGAAGGTTCGCATCGATGGATCAACTGGATCATTTTGAATCTCTGAGTTAAAGGCTGCGATACCTTCAGATATACGTAAGACCATGAGGTCGTAGTAAGACAGCTTGTCTTCCCAAAGTACCTTAGTGCCTTCGAGCATTTCTTCTTTGTTATCTTCAAAGAACGCTTCAGCATCTTCTTGACGATCCTCATTTGTTAAGTCGATATAAATGCTTTCCCATACATCCCATAGGTCTTTGTTAGTTGCCCAACTGATAACCCCTTGATAGGTGAGACTTTTGTACTTAGGATTCTTAAGAACCTTCATAAGCAGAGAATCATAATGTAATACCGTCCCTACATAGAAGATATCTGTGTAAGTATCACCAGCTTTAGAAACCGCCTTGTAAAACCAGTTGGCTAATTTTTTACGCTGTTCAGGCGTATTTACATTTTCATCATTCTCAACATCATCCAGCACAATTAGATCAGGACGCCAATTTCTATGACGTCGACCACGAATCTTTTTGCCTGAGCCGATAGCTTCAATCTTGATATTGGTAGCTGTCAGAGCAACACTATTCTTCCAAACCTTCTTGCCTTTAAGGATTCCAAAGTCTTCCTTGATTGCTTCGTTGTCTTCAAGTTCAATCTTTATATCCGAAAGGAAACCTTCAGCCTGATCACTACTATCAGAAAGAATCAAAATGTAATGTTTATACTGATAGCAGATAGCATGAAGGGGGTCTTTAAAAGTTACGTTTGTACTTTTGGCATGACCACGGGGTGCTGCTACTGCTCTGAACCGTCCCTGAAGAGTGTTGATTTCTTTAGGAGACATACAAGGATTAAGCCCCTTTAGAACACCATCACTCCATATATGATCTAGCTCATTATGAAACTCTGGTGATTTCCTAACGAAATAGTGTGGCAGATAAGCTCTAGCAAAATAGGATAGGTCAAATGCTGCTAACTGTCTTCTAAGACCTTTAGGGCCTGTCAGTGGTAAGTCCTCATTAAAGTCTTCTAAGAGCTTCTTACGTTCTTCAGGAAAATCACTTCCAGCTGAAACATATTCCTTGAATATACGTCTTTGATATTCCATGTCCGCCTTGAGTTGTTCGTCTTCAGAAGTTTCCTCAAGCTCTAAGATATACTCATTAATGTCAATTTTAGTCATCGCTCAACACCTGATTTCTTGCTTCTTTAAGAACATCACTCAATTTCTTAGACAGTTCCTTATCCGACTTGACTAGGCTCATCAGACGTTCTTCCATTTCATTAAATGCATGTTCTTGCTTTTTCTTCATGTCGTGGTATGACTTTCTTTTGTACATGTCTGTACGTGCTAAAGAGTTGACAAGACGACCAATTTTATCTAGTTCAATGTCATCCCATTCCTCTTGAGCATTGGCTAAGCGTTCTGTAAGGGAAGCCATGACCATGCGTATATTTATGTCTGTGTAATCCACATCAGGATTATCCTTAATCATTTTAACTAGCTGGTTCGTTTGTTCTTGCGCTTCTCTAAATCTTTGTTTAGCAGCATTGGTTCTTAAGGCATATCTACCAATGGCGCTTTTGCTGATTTTGATTTCATGCTCTTTCAGCAACCACAGCGATAGCTCTTTATAAGTGATGCTTGTATCATTAAGCATCGAATCAAAGTCATCTTTAACTGCTGGAGGCAACTGATCAATCTTACTGGTTATCCTTGTGCGTTGCCGTTCATCTCCCATATGAGCCACCTTTACAAGTCAACGCCAGCATCTACTTTGATAGACATAACAACGAGTTTGCCTTCACTTGATAACTTGATTTCAATATCTTCTTTATCCATGTCACAGAATCTTACTTTGTGCTTAGTTTCAATATCACGAATATCAACAAGACCTTGACCTTCTAAATAATCAATAGCAGCTCTTAGTTCATGAGAATCTACTCCACGACCTCTTACTGCTGTTTCAATTGCGTGATATTCTGCAAAAGATACAGGGAATATTGTTGCTATAGTTCTCAAGGCAATACCATTGTTTCGTTTGAAGTTTGCTGCTTCAACTTCTTGTATAGTCTTTTCATCAGTCATTTTCTTATTCTCCTTTACTTCCTAGTTTTTCATGTAGCTTTACAATGTAGTCCATCATTGTATCTAACTTCTTAAGCACAATACTGCTTGACTGCGCATGCTCCTCTTTGGTAACAAATTCCCTATGCGCTTGTTCTTGGTTCTTAGCCATGTCTCGCTCAACTCGTGTAAATCGTTTGTTGATTTCTTCATGCTTTTCCTCGTTTTCTTTTCTAACGTCCTCAATTTTCTCAGTGTTAGAAGCGATACGATTATCAAGATCATTGAACGCCTTTTTAAAAAACCAAGCTATAAGTCCGATTAATATAGCTGGTAGAAAATCTGCTACAAGTCCAAGGGTAGCCATTGCTTGTGGATCACTCGTTATTGTTGCTGCTATATTGATTGCTGTAATTGTCATACTGTCACCATCACTTCATATCACTCTTAACTTGCCTTACACTGTCCTCAATGACATTTACAACATAGGTGTCAATATCTTCGATGGACGCTTCCAGAACTTCACGATATTCTTTACCAAGAGTATCCATAATCTCTTTACAGGCCTTCAAAGATAACTGCTCAAGTTGCTTTTTCTTCTCACCCTCTGATAGGTCTAGTTGCCTAATGGCACCAGCTGTTGTTTGTTCAATAGATGATACAGTCATATAAGCGACATCCCTAAGCCGATAAGTGGCATCGTGGAGTAGTTGCCTTTGACCCTCGTCTTTGATTCGATCTGTTTCAGCTTGGATTTTCTTGGTTGCTTTGTTGATGTAAAGCATTGCATAAGCACCTACTAAACCAATAAGTGCGACTGCAATATTTGTTACCGCCGAGTTTAAAGTGGTGGATAGATCGGCACTTGCAATACTCATTAATACGCTCATTGTTAATCCCCCTCAAATTATTTATTTTTCTTAAGTCTAGGCATAAAAAAATACCAGTAGACTTTTGTCTTACTGGTATTCTCTCAATTTTTCTGTGAATGTTACATATGAAGCACTTCAGGAATTTACTTCACTCATTAACTCTAGCATATTCATTTGTCCGTCAACTTCGTTTGGATTTATTATAGCCCTAACCCAACGGTCTGACAAGTTATATTTTATTGCAAGTTCTTGGTAATTCGCTCCATTAAACTCTTCACGTATCAGCCTATCACGTATTGGACGAACTATGGTATCGCTCTTTGGAATATATGCTTGGGTACCACCGAGAGCCTCACAAAGTTCTATAAATTTCCTTATGCCGATCACTTCGACGATGGGCTTGTGTACTTCAGGAATAAGATCGTCTGATACTTCATCAATCCATTTATCTTTCATCGGCAGCCTCCTAGTGGATTAATCGTATTCGTCACCGACTTCATCAAAGTTAAACAATTCAACTAACATGTGTTTATAAAGTCGTTCCATCATAACCCATTGTTCTTGCCGTGTCACTGGTTCAAAAGGTCGTGTACCATCTGAAAGAGGCTTCCCATCCGCGAATGTATTCATGACGAAAGTCTGTGCGCTTTCAGCCCATGGTGCAGCCCTATGTTCACTTATGTTAATTCGCTCATTTACTATTCCCTTAAGTTTCTTCATAGGGAAGTTTGCCCCTGGACAACTCTTATCTGCAAAATCATTATGAGGTAAAATCTTATCAATTGGCTGACCTGTTAACTTAACATATTCAGCAAGGAATTTTGTACTATCACTAAGCTGTGGTACGGTCATTTGAGTTTCATCAAAATTGCCTTCCCACACAAGACCTATAGACCTATAATTCATCTTATCTTGCTTACAGTGACCACCAATCATGCCATGTGGTCGACCAAGTTCAATGCCACCAGTTGAAGGAAATCTTGCGTGGTAACCAGTACCACGATAACCATTGTTAATCATATGATCCTCATGAATGTCTAACATTGTTCCACCTTGCCAAACGTCATGATGACAAACAATGTGATCAATTTCTGAATAGCTTTTTGAAAGTTCAGGCTTAAACTTCAGTTTATAATCGATAATTTTAATACCTGCGTTTATTGCTGCTTGTTCAATATAATTCATTTTACAATCTCCTTACTCTTCAAATGTAAATCCATGCATCAATAGGATTTCTCTATCTTTTTCCATTTCATCAAAGAACTCTTTTTCTAACTGAAACTGAGCCTTGCTAATCAATTTCTTTAGCTTATTTATATTTGTTGCATTTACTTTAATACCTCGTTCTTGTAATACCGTTTTCATAACCGTTGGATCAACAACACATGTAATCTTGAAATCAATAATCGTTGGATTCTCTTTACTCAATACATCACTACCTTTCTATATAATGGTAATTCACTGTATACTCTGCTATACTCTACTTGAGAGGAGGTGAATACATGGACTTCACGGAAAATTCAAAGCAAATACTTTTTAAAGAATCTTTGCATGATATTTTAACTCACCCAAATATCAAGTTTAAGGCCGATAGAAATGGAAACTTGCTTTATTCAGGCGATGGAAACACTAACACCGGAACTATCGAACAACTGGTTACAGATTTAAAAAAAGCAATAGATTCATTGTAAGTAGAGCGACCTCATACTAGGTCGTTTTTCTATGCTCTGAAACTTCAGAACTTTGGACATCGTACTTGTTCGTCCAACCATCTTCCATAAGCTCATTGCGCATGGCGTAGTTGAACAGTGCTTTTGTAGAATCTTGATCATTCAAGACACGTTCATCTTTTGTCAGTATGTCATCATTTACGAATAACTGAGTTACAATGACTCTACCATCTTCAATGTATTCCATTGATCCATCTTCATAACCAAGGATGATACCAGTTAGCTTCTTATCAGTTGCTGTTTCTTGGTTCACAGTATTTTCATCATTCATGACTCATTTCCTCCAACATTTTTCTGATCTCTTTGTGATTTGTATTACCAATACGGATGATATCTTTCTCAATACCCTTTGTTAAATACTGTTTAGGGATAATCTTATTCCGTCCAACAAACTCCATGTAATAAGATTGATAGTATTCATCAAGCTCAATTACAGCAAACCTTTTTTTGTACTCAACAAGGTCTTTATGAAATATTGGTGTCTTAAGATTTTTACCTTTTTCATAAGTACCAATAAATCCAGTTTCCTTGAAAATTGTGACTTTCGGTGTATTCAAGCTTCCACGGATTCGATTGCGTTCATCTAAACTCTGAACATCACCTCTAGGATAGATAAGTATTTCACCATCACCATAAAGCACATCATTCTTTTTATCATAAGCGAGATATTGCATCTTACACCTCCATCTTCTCAAGCATTTTCTTAAGTGACTCTATCAGCTTATGCGCCTGCCATTTCTTAAGCCACTCAATCCGCTCTACCTTGGCAAATTTCTTCATGAAGCCTCTTAATCTTGCTGGGTTATCAGACCACCCAAGCTCTTTTTCAAGCTGTCTAATCTTCCATATTTGCTCTTTTGATGCCTTGTCGGGATCATCACTATGATCATCTTTGTAATGACCAAGGCGACTGACCACTTTGTTTAACTCCGTTCCTGTACACTGGGTCATACTTCGTTTCCCAGTTATGGCTTCTATGATGTCATACAAGCTGTCCTTGTCTAAGCCTATCCCTTTAGCAAGGCCCCAAATCGTTTTGATTTGAGGCATGCTTTGTTTTTTGGCTGCACCCATGACTATGCCTAATCAGGAATACTGTCACGATTCAGCTCGTAACCAAACGCATCATCTTGTTTGATGCTACATCCTAACTCAACGATGACCTCTAAAGGATATTTCTTCAGTTCGTCCTTATTGATCGTTTCTTTTACATTGATGCAATTGTCCATTTTTCTAAGTCTTAACTTCTGTATGATTGTTGCTACCATCTTAGTTGGAATACTCAACTTGCTGCTTTTACGAAATCCTACGTTTCCATGTGTCAAAACCTTGGTTTTTCTGCCGTTCATATCGTCTCGATTTTCCTCAACAAACTCTTGCACCTCTTTTTCTTTGAGCTTGATCACATTCTTAAGTGGGTCAATTTTACCCTTGTAGGTTTCCTTTGTCTTAGCTATCTTGACACTCATTTCACCATCAAGCTTCTCAGCCTGTACCTCTAATTCAAGGATTTCCTTAAGCACTTTGTCTACATCATCCCACGACTTAAGCGCAAGTTCGGGTTCTATTCTCTTTCTTACCATTTTCATTTCCTCCTTTTGGGTGAGCGCTCAGCTCACCATCTTCAAAATGTATCTCTATACTGAATGTTTCACTTAACTCATTAAGTTCTTGATCTTCTAATGCTGCCTTTTCAAAAGTGTGTAGTTTCATAATTAGGTCACTCACCATTTCAGATACAACTTTCTTTTCACAAAACTGAGTTTCTACATAATCAACAACTGCTTTTACAACATTCTCCCTTGTTTCTACACCAGCGACTACGCTGTTGACTGCAAGGTTGAGCATGTCATTTAAGTTCTCAACATTTTTCATAGGCACCTCCGCCATTTATCGTGCGAATAATCTTCACTAAAGCATCATGATCTGCGTTGCTTCTGTCACAATTTCTTTAGTGATGTAACCATCTTTTAAGTCTGCAATATCAACACACTTCTTTAGGATCTTCGTTAACCATCGGATACCACCCTTAGTTGTCTTGTCGATGATCTTAACAACTTCAGCTTTTGCTGAATCGCTGATATTGAACTTGGCTACAATCTCATGAAGTTCCGATTCTTGTAGTCCTTGGGTCTTATACATGTAATCTATACGGCTGTCGATTTGACCATAGTTTTCAAGTACGCTTCTTCTTTTGAAGAGGTGTTCAACTGCTCGTGAGCCAACAAGTACCATTGAGTTGCCATAGTCCTTGATGATGTCATGAAGATTACGGATGGTTTCAATCTTGTTAATGTTTCGACTCGGCATGATCTGGTCGACTTCATCAAAGATTAGCATCTTAGGATTAAGCATCAGCTGTTCAACCAAATCATTGAACATGTCTGACTTAGAAGCCATTTGAACTGTAAAACCGCAAGCCTTGCCAATCTCTTGTAGGATGTCCCTAGTTGCCATCAGGCAATTGCATCTTATGTACACTGCATTTTCAGATACCTTGTTTGCATAAAAACATGTTGTCTCAGTTTTACCAGTACCAGCATTCCCGAGAATAGCACTGAAGCCATTCATCTTTTCAGTTGCTGCCAGTAGGCCAAGCATGCCAGCAGCGTCTCTTGTACGGATGAACTCTAAATCTTCAACCTTCATATGACTTGCTTTTTCAGCTACTTCATATTCATCAGCTAGATTCATAAGCCCTTGTAAACACTTGTCACTGACTGTACCGCCATTTAGAAATTTATCAACTTGAGAACGGCTATACTCAATTTTTCTACCGATTTCAACCTTGCTTACACCACTATCTACTAATTCCTGAACAAATACTCTTAATTCATCAATCGTTTTTTTATCCATCTATATTCCTCCTAGTAGGTTATTTAGCTGCAAGTAGCTTGTCTCCGATTTTCTCGAAGAAGTCTACACAATTCTCACTTTGCTGCTCTGCGTCAAATTCTCGTCTCTCTTTTGCCTTGCTTGTATTCTTACCGATACGTACCACATTAGCTTTGTTCACTGGCTCTGTATTCTTTGGTGTCAGCATCGAGGTAATAGTTTCGTCACTTACGAAATCCTCTAACATAGCTCTTCGTACTTGCTCTTGTGATACTTCGTATGATTTAATGGCTTCTTTTGTTGCCTTGCGTGCTTCTGCTTGCATCTTAGACCAATGCTTCACATCTTCTTCAGTGGCATTCATTGAAAGTAATTCCTTGCTTTCTGCTTTACATGTAAGGATGCCATCAATGTAGACGTATAACTCGCCAACTCTTTGAGGATCATATCTTACTGCACAGCTCTTGCCGAAGTGTTGAATAAGGTCATCATGCCAGTAATAAGCACCAAACTTCTTGATACCACTTGATGTGATTTTCTTAACGTCAGCTCTTAGCATCAAGAGGTCAAGTTCTTCTTCTGAAACCATATCTTGTCTGACTGTGCCTACTGCTTGCATAACTTCCATAGGTGTCTTGCCACTTAAGGAACCATGCACCCGATTGTTGTACATTTCAATATAGCCTTCAATGGCTTCAGTTACCTGAAGGATGTTAACACCTGTGACCAAGATTTCTTTCTTATTCAAGTCGTGAGGCCGTTCTTCAATCGTCTCACCACAGAAGCCTGGTATATATTTGCTACACTCTGAACTGAATGTTCTGAAGAACCTTTCTATAGGTTTTGCCTTAGCGTTGAACGGTATGGCAAATGTTGTATCAATGTCTAAGGCTTTGAAGATACCTTCATAACCTCTGAAGAACTCTTCCTTAGTATCTGCATTTAAGAAACCACTCTTGTAATCTTTACCGTTATCCATGTAGCAGTTAGCAGGTAAGCCGTATCGAATCATGCCACTTCTAAGTGCTGCTGCAATAACTTGTGAGTTAGAGTTAGGTGCTACACACCAACCGACTAAGGCACGAGTCCGCATGTCCATCCATGCACTGAATGTATAGCGTTTTATCTTGTCATCTTCAGGTATCCATAAAGCGATGGTGTGACCATCACCCACCCAGTACTCATTGGCGAACAAATCGTCATAGGTTCTTGTGATCTGCGGTGTGAACTTAGCGTTAAACTCTTTCATTCCTAAGAAGGCCAAGCACTTTTGAGCATCAGGTATCTTTTGTATCTCACGGTAGACCGTATCTTCAGATACAATCTTCCAGCCTTGACGCTTTGCTTCTTTAAGGTACATGCGATAGACATGTGTTCCCATTGGTCTAATTGGCTGAAGGTAACACCCTCGAATATACTTGATTGCATCCTCACAAAGTGTAGAAGTACCTCTGTCTTTTCTTGGCTTCTTGATCAAGCCAATAAGACCGTAGGCTTCAAAATCTTTCTTATATCTGTATAATGCTCTATCACTGAATCCATATCGGTCACAGATTTCTGCAACACCAGCAGCCTTTTCACCATTCTCTAGTGCTAAGAACTCAAGTATTGCACTCTTGCGCTTGAGAGCTTCGCCTAGATGTTTCTCAAAGGACTTGCCATGAAGTTCCTTAAGCTCTCCAAGTGTGTAAGGCGCTTTCTTCTTGCCGATATCTTCAATGTTTCTCGTAGCATTTTTCATGTAATACTTCTGTTGTAAATGTAGTGGGAGAGAAGCAAGATCCACTTGATATGCTTTTCTATTATTTCCACCAGTTGTCTCTTTTGTTCTGCCTTCAAAGTTCCCCTCTGAAATGCGTATTCTTATCATTCGCTCTGATAATTCGTAGAGGCTTGCTACTTCTCCGACTGTTAACCATGTTGTCATAATTGTCCCCCTTTATTCCTTTGATGTTCTCTGCTATACTAGGGGAAAGAGCTTATTTTATGTCTTAAGAAATTTGAGTGTTCGCCGCCAAGCTGAAGCACTCTTTTTCTTTGTGTCGACGATAAAATAATCTCTTTTCATTTTTAAGCACTTTCTTTGCCTGCTTCAAGCTGGCCCCTAAGTTCCTTCATTGTTTCCTCTGATGCTCCATACTCTTTGTACAAAACTTTGATAAGTTGCTTTAATGTAAGAAGCTTATTACCTTTTTCAATCAGGAAGGCTTTGATTTCTTCCTCTAAAGCTTCATGTTCAGCTTCTAATGGTTGAACTAAATCATTGAGTACTTCAAGACGCTTCTCATGGAAGAGGGCTATATCCTTTTCATCTAGTTCTACAGTTGATCCAAAGAATTTATTAATACGTTCGTTAGTCATTCCATCATATGTCATACTGCTCTACACCGCCTTTCTTTCACTCGGACTCTCCGAGATTATCGCTAAGATACTGTCAATCGTTTCTCTATACTTTCCACCTGAACGTTCACCAGTTAAGATTTTAGACAAATATGTTTCGTCTAAATCTTCTATTTGATCAACCAGTTGCTTTTGGTTCATACCTTTTTCAAGCAACTTAATTTTCACTAAACGACCATATGCCGTTAACGGCTTCTTTCTAGCTGCCATAGTTGACTCCTTTCTACCTTTCAAATCTTCGTCTGTTTCCTGATTGTCTATGGACAATCTCGAAGACTTCAGAGCAATCTTTGACCACTAACCAGTTCTCATGATTTAGGCCTTTTTCTGTGATTAGTTCCTTCTGTCTTCGTGTTGGTCTTTTGCCATGCTTCAAGATATCAGCTCCTTTCTGTTGATTTGTAATCCCTTTCCAATAATTGTAGAATGTTGGTGAAAGGGGGTGTTGATAATGTTCTTTACAAGTAATGATGACTTAGTAGATAGATGTCCTTTTGGTTTTCACATATTGAGTTATGCAGAAACTCTATGTGAAAAGGATTTAGATTGTGATCTTGACACGGCCCGTCAAGATGGCAATTCCTACTACGCTACATTTTCTTA